ACAAGCCGATTTTTTCTTGTTTCGCGCGACGTGATAATTTCAGTCTGTTTCCCCCTGCACGCACTGCAGCCCGGAGGGTATGTGTCACCGGCCGCGCGATCTTACATCAATAGGGGCTCGGGCCGTGGCCCGGGTCGCCACCTATCTCATCTGACTACACCCTTACTTACTCCCGGATACGTATAAACCCGTCGCTTACTGGTAAGATAGTTGAAACAATCGGCCAATTTACGCCCTATATTTCACGAAATTAGCGCCGATTAATTCTTGTGAGTTATATCGCCATTGATTACGTGAAATCAAGGTGTTGAATTAACCGCCGCCAGCGTCGCACGCGAGATGGGGTTATTTACGGCCGTTTAGTCGATGGATTGTAATCCGATTCCCGAAATCACAAAAGTCATTAACTATCATTACATAACTGAGCTTACATGTCAGCTCAGAAACAACTAAACAGATTGACAAGTAACTGAGCGAACATGTCAATTTTTTTATATGAAAACGATCTGACATGTCAAATTATCCCGCCTAGTGCTGACACATTTTTTTACCAAATTTCGGCAAGCGTAATGGGTTTTATATATCGAAAGATTTAAATACTTACAACACAATATATAAAATGATGGGATACACAACACAAGAATTAAAAGACGAGTTACTACGGTGCTACGAAGAAAATGGGCATACAAAATCTTCTGTTTTAAATGATAAAAATAATGACTATCCAACACAAATGACATACTCAAACCATTTTGGAAGTCTTACTGAAGCGAAAAGATCGGTCGGTATTATAGCCGGGCATACAAAAGAACGAGTATTATCAGATATAGAAAAGTGTTACAACAAAAATGGTAATGTATCTATATCTTTATTAGAAAATGATGATAAATTTATAAATCAAAATACATTATACCACCACTTCGATTCTATGTGGAACGCAATAGAAGAGTCTAATGTGGATATTAGAAGTATTAAATATGCTAAATCAAAAAACCGTAAAAAATATACAAAAGAGCAACTAATAGATATATTGATAGAATGTAAAGATAGATTTGGCAATACAAAAAGTTCAACAATAAATAACTGTGATGATTTTCCATCTACTCAAAGTTACAAATCCTGTTTTGGATCTATTAAAAAAGCTAGAGAAGAGGCAGATATATCAGTAGACTTTAAAAACTCAAATAAAATACAGAATATAATAGATGGCATAGAATCTTATGATAATAATTCTGATGCTCATATATATGTGTTAAATATTGAAATAAATGGAGAACCTGCATACTACGTTGGTGAGACCACAAACTTACACAGTCGTTTACAAACACATTACTATCAAAATAATATACAATGTTGGTCTAATGGAGATCACGGGAGAGTATTATCCCCTCGAAGTGATACCGGGGAGTCTAATAAATTTACTATAATTTCGGTCGAGTATGTAATACCCATGTACAAAAAAGATAATGAATCGAATATAGAGTTCAGACGGAGGAGAAAATACAAAGAGCACCACGAACACCTATCGGTAGCAATAGATAATAATACTTTTGAAGTTTACGGTGGTAGGTGAACCAGACTATCCTCAAAAAATTTCACGCCCAAATTCACGTCAGGCATACTGCGATTCTCGACCGAGCGAAAGACTTAAGTGGGTAGAGACCGTATAATGGTACAAGGAGTAGAAGTGGGGACCGCTCTTCCGGGGATTGATAGACATGTACAGCCCTTTCTTTTTGTTACAATAAGTATACAGTACTGGCACAATGGAGATGGTCCTCTCATGTTCTTTTCGTGCCATGCGGACCGAAACCTTTAAGTGACCTCGCCACGTACTGTTAGGTACGTAATGTCATCCGTGCGACAATTTGACGACTTTGACCGAACCGATGGAAATGGTTCGCGGAGCGCGGAGGAAGACTGGTTAGACGAGAATACTACTGCTGCCGAAAACGAGTGGTCAACTGCGGAGACGACGTTCCACTATTGGGAGGTCAATAATGGTCACTCGGAGAAGTATAAGAAGCTATATGATGCTCATCACGGGAAGGGTGAGAGCGATAGAAAGTCGACGATTCGACGATCTGAGATTCTGAGTGACGCCGAAACGTTCGCTAATATTTTGGAATTACCTGAACCGCAGACGACACGCGTCACAAATATCGCACAAGACTTAAACTTTTCTTCTCGAAGATTTGGCGGCAAAACATACGAAAAGATTCTCCTCGCAATTTGTTCTCTCGTTTCTGACCAAGCACTTTCTCAAAAACTTGACCACAACAATCTCGATAGCGGTGCGGCCAATAGACGCATCGTATTGGACGAGTCATTCCGCGAACTGATGGAAGTAAATGAACTCGGCTCACGAGAGCATAACAGAATTCGACAAATGCTCCGGGAGAAAACTGAATTATTCGATTAGGGGCAAGATATCCACCCCCATTTAAAGACCCAAGGCTACTGACTTAAAGAACGCAATCTAGTTTAAGTTCGACGGAGCATATAGTATATAAATGAATTCAAGAGAGACATAACTATGTCTGACAAAGAGCCCCAAGACGAACACTGTGGAGCAGAGGTGCGGCCAGAACAAGTCCCTGACGAATGGGACCAAGATGTCGGCTATTGTGCGAATAGAGCCGGGTTTCGCACCGATCACGTCGGCGAGGGTCGATGCTATCTCCACGGTGGAATTTCTACAACTCACGGAAACAACTATGCCGAGGAGCATGGCCTCTATGCCGATCGGCAGAACTATTACAAGAATCGTAGCACACGCGAGCAGATGTGGATCGACTCAATCGTCGAGTCTATCTTAGACGACGCGCCGTTCGGCCCTGACGCAAAGTACAAACTTGAGATGGTGCGAAATCTCGCCATCGATATGCACAAGCTCAAGAACGCGAATGACTACATCGATGAGAAGGGAGTCGTCCACAAGGATAAGACGGTCGGCTACACAGACGATGGGCAGCCTATAAAGATGGACGAAGAGAACGTGCTGAACATCGCGTACGACCGCCTTGACCGAGCGACGACGCGGAAGATGGAGAAACTTGGCGTCCTCGATGACCCCGAATCACAGAAGGCTGAGGCACAACAGAATATCGCTGATGAACTCAGCGAATTGCGGAACCAACGCGAAGACGAGTAATGATTCGAGAATTCTCTAGTGGCTACTATCATACGACAATGGACGTACAGGAGTATGACGATGGGCCACTAATCGACAAACGGCTATACAAATTCATCAACGAGGAGATATATCTGGACAGTGATGCGCCTGTCATGATGCGACTTGGTCTTGATGAAGGCCCACTCTTTTCTGTCAATCCGGGAGATGTCATCCCGAGAGATGTCCTTGCCTTGCCGCCAGAGATTTCAAATGATGCTGGAAAAACAAGCGTTTTCGTGCTTAAAAGCCAGTACGCTGACACCGTAGGTGAATACCATGGTTGACGGCAAGCGCCTTCTCGACGAACCGTCGTATTTCGTCGAACACTATATTGGAGTCGAGCCATTCGAGTATCAAACTGAATTCATGAACGCTGACTCGAACCGAAAGGCGTTCGTCTCTGGTCGGCGTGTGGGTAAGTCTCGCACAGCAGCGTGGCTCGCCCTTCACGCAGCAGCGACGAATAAGAACTATCAGGTTCTCATTACTGCGCCGAGTCAGCGCCAGTCGACCGAACTGTTCAACCAAGTCAAGAAAGAGATTCGCATCAGCGAAATCTCGGACGAGGAGTGGGGAATCGGTCGGTCGACGAGAACAGAGATTAATTTCACTAGTGGCTCGCGCATTAAGGTAGTGCCGCTCGGAACTGACGGAACAAACGTCCGTGGGTTTGGAGCAGACATGCTAATTGTCGACGAGGCGGCATTCGTTGATGACCAAATCTTCGAGGAGGTCTTGACGCCAATGCTCGCGTTCGGCGATGGTGAGTTTATTCTCTTATCGACGCCTCTCGCAAAGCAGGGATACCTTTGGGACCAGTGGAAGAAGGTCGCCGGGAAGGTCGAAAATCGTGAAGGATGGGTCGGCAAGCAGGTTGCTACAGCGGACAATCCGAGAATTAAACCATCTTTCATTAAGAATCAGCGGGAGCAATTGTCCCACTCTCAGTTCAAAAAGGAGTACCTTGGCGAATTCGACACAGCGAGCGGAACCTTTTTCAATCAGGACAACGTATTGGATGATGCGGTCGCTGTTTCTGATACAGTTGACCAAACGAGCGAGGTCTGCTATCTTGGCGTCGACCTTGGTGGAAGTGGCGACGACCGTTCTGTGTACACGAGTGTCGATGATGACGGCAATGTGTTTGACGTTGAGTACACACAGGACGTTCCGCTCACTGAAGCAATGCGTCGCGTCACAGAACTTGATTCATACCATAACTACACGACAATCATGATTGACGCGACTGGACTCGGTGAGGGAATCGTCGACCAACTGAAGGAAGAGCTTGGGCGCAATAAGGTGACTGGCTTTAAGTTCACAAATGAGAAAAAGCAGTCGTTATACAATACGCTCAAGACACATATTCAAGACAAGAAGATTCGGTACAACTACATCTCGGACAAGAAGGAGTCTGAGAACCTGATGGTAAACGAACTACTTGAACTTGAAAAATCGTACACACCGAGTGGCAAGACAAAGATTGAACACCCGAGCGGCGGGCACGACGACTTCTCTGATTCTCTTGCGCTCGCGGTTTGGGCGAAGTCGCGCAAAAACTTTGCGCGTTCAGACAAGGAGTCAATGAAGCCTTTCAATATGGGATCACTCCGTTAGAGGTAGATAATTATGGCAGATAGATTTGGATTATCAAACATTAGAGAAGGCGCAAAGAATCGCGCAGAGGAATTGGCACACGAAGACAACTCACGTCCTCGGTCGTACGACGACCGTGCTGACATCGACGATGGCCCGTTTAAGCCCTTTACGTTCCAGCAAGAGGATTTCGACAGAACGGAACCCGACAAGGACCAGATGCGAAAGTACTGGCGGCAGTTTGAGACTACCCCGTTCGTGCGAAAGTCCATCACGTCGTACGCTCGACAGATTATGGAGCCGGGTTACTACATTCGTGCGCGTGGGCTTGATGAAGACCAACTCGTCGAGTTAGACCACTGGCTTACCAATTCATCAATCGTCGAGGGTGAGGTCGGGCAAGACTTTCGTCAACTCGCAAAAAAGATGATCATCCAGCAAGAGGTTCGAGGGACAGCGTTCGCGGAACTTGCCCCAGACGGCGACGACCCTGAAAAGATTGCTGGACTCAAGTTAATCAATGCCGAGACGATGGAGGCAGTGACAAAGCCGGGGCAGTCTATTCTCCTTGCTCCAGAAGACGCTGACGAGTTGGACGATGCGCCAGCGGCGGAGGCAGGAGGCGCAGCGGCATGGCTTCAGGACCTCGGTGAGACTGATACCTTTTTCCGTACTCCAGTTAGTGGAAGAAATCGGGGTATCGACAACGACGAAGACGGTGACTTCAAGATCGGCTTCCGTCGCGACGAGATTATCAAGATGGCGCGAGACGCGGACGCTGGTGAACTGTTCGGTACGTCAGTAAGTCGTCGTATTGAAGGACTGCGGAACAAACTCTCCGACAACGACGACGCCATTGCGTCGAAGGCGTATCCGCTCTGGCTATTCATGTTCGGTACTGAAGACAATCCGTGGGAGTCTGACGATATTCAAGAGTTCATGCGCTCGCACGAGATGGAGAATTTCCATGCTGGAATGAAGCAGGGAGTTCGTGGTGACGTGAATGTTGACACTGTATCAGGAGAGGTCGCCGACATCGCCGACTCACTCAACTTTGACATCGAGTGGATTATGTCGATTATGCCAATTCCGCGCTTCGCACTCGGCGCATTCGAAGGCGAGGCATCGGGACAGTTCGGCGGCGTCGCGCAGCAGCAGGAGACACAACGTCAAATTAAAGACGCTCGACGAGACTTGGAGGATAAGTTTACACCCGTCGTCCGACAGGTCGCAGAGCAAATGGGCATGGATGAAGACGCAGCAGAGACAATTCGTCTGAAGATTGGCACACCCGGAGAGCCTGAAACCGAGGTACCGCAGCGCGAGAACGTCATCCGTTATGTGCCGAAAGACCAGCGTGACACCAGTAGCGACGCTACTGGACCAGAGACAAGTCCCGGGAATGACGGCATCCCAGACAAGATGCTCGACTCAGATGCGACACCGGTTGGCACACAGGACCCGGACGAAATCGAGCGAGAGATGGAAGAGCGCCGAGAGCGACAACAGTCTCAGTCGCCTCAGAATGGCTCAGAATCGGCCGCAGCATATACGTGGCACTCGGACCATAGTATGGCCGAACTATCGCTCAGCGAGCCGACTGAGCTATCTGACGCCATCTACGATACGATGGTGTCGACGAGAGACGAGACGTTGGACGAGATTCGACGAGAATACTCCGACGCGCCGTCATACGCTGCTGCCAAATTCGAGCAGAAGGCAAATAGTGTACTACGTGAACAGATGTCACGCGGCCAATTCCGCGACACAATCAAGCCATCGGTTGAAGAGTTAGTCTCTGACGATGGTGCGAGTTTCACTCGTTCGAACTCCGTCAAGTTCTTCACGCAAGATATCGAAAATGCGACAGAAGATGCGCTCGAAGAGATGCTACGCCTCATGCGAATTCAGGTACGGCGTGGCGTCAACGAGGGAGCGGAGTTAGAGAATGTACTGTCGCGAGTTGAGAACAAGTACAATGACGCGAATCTTCGTCAGCGTGCTGAACTAATCGCGCACATGGAGTCGTCCAATATCCGCGAGACTGTGAAGTTACAGCAGTTCGAGCGCGACCCTGACGTGATTGGCGTTCGTGTATCGAACGACGACCCGAGTACGCCGCTGACGGAATCGCTCGCAGGAGCAGAGGCGTATTTCTCCGAGGGAGAAATACAGGGTCAACTGATGTCTCAGACGCGTGAAGAATTCCTACATAATGGATTCGACCCACTGCCGGCAACTCCGCCCTATCACTTCAACGACACGACAAGTCTGGAGCCAATTTATGAGCAAGATTAGACGATTTAAATTAGTTCGAGACGAAGACGAGTCTGGTGTTAGCGGGACGGGAGTCGTGGCGGTCGGCGCAATGTTCCCATCTGGCTACTGCGAGATGGAGTGGCTAAATGACGAGAACACTAGGGTTCAGACTGAGATGAATGGTCACGCGAGTTATCCGGGTGGCCCGGACGACGTTATTGAAGTACACGGTCACGGCGGTCGTACGAAGATTGAGTGGCTAGACGATTGAAAAGGAGCGAGGCATATAGTATATAAGTGAACCGATGACTGTGATGAGGCCAAAGCGGAATAAATCACACGAGGCCACAAAGACGTAAACCTAGGTATAAAAACTATGGCACGAGACGCAGACGACAATTATTACTACGACGAAGGAACAATCGCAGAACAGTTTGAGAATTGGGATGTCTATGAGGATGAAGACGGGAACGTTGGGTTCTACTACGAGGATGATGATAGTAGCGCCGAACTACGTCTTCACGAAGCTGGACATGTATTTGGTAGCACTCGTGGCGACCCAACAACAGAAGAATTAGCAGATGGTGAGTCCATGCTCTTTGTTTCTGACGGCACAGGAACCGGAGCAGATGGTGATTTGGTATTCGCATCTAGCGATGGAACGACAATCACCACAACAATTGCGGCAGACCTAGTAGCTTAGATAACCTCACTACCCTGCTTCAAGAAGGAGATGCGGTTTGTCTGCTTCTTGAGTAGACAGGTGGTACGAGGTGTCCACCAAACATGAAAGCAATTAATTTAACAAAATTTAAAAATGAACTAAGTAACGAAGAGTTACAACAAGAGTTTGACCTCGGGGAAATCGTTGAGGTGCCCGAAGGTGTGGGCATCATCGCAGCATTCGCAGAGGAGGACTTTTCGTATCCGGTTGGCGCAGCCGACCGGGTTGAGCGAATTGAAGAAGAGGATGAAGAAGTTGAGATGGAGACGGTTGAGGCATCTGAAGAGAATCCTGTCTATATTGTCGCGCTTCAGGAAGGTGGGTCTGTTGCCGTCACAGGAGACGAGATCGACACAGACGCGGCGCTTGAGGATGACGATGGTGAAGATATTGAAGACTTTAGTGAAGTTGGCGGCGCAATGGGTGAAGCGGAACTTGCGCGGGTCTATGATTACTGTGAGGGCGACCCACACAATCGTGCTGTGCTCGAAGATGCGAAGCGTCGTTACATTCACGAGAACTATGCGGCCGAATTGGGAGCGTATGTTGACGACCATCAGGCGACACTTGCGACACTCGAAGAGATGCCTGTTGAAGAATTGGTAAATATTCGAGGGGTTGACGATCCACACGTTGGTCTGGACGAACTCCCACCGGGTTGGACGAGGAAGTCGGTCCTCCAAGCGTGGGCTAGTTTGGGTGGCACATTTAGGACAGCACGAGCCCGGTTGATTAGAGAACTTGGTCCAGATTTCGCTACTCGACTTGCAGCAGCTCTTAAAGACGAAGTTTTAAGAACGGAAGAATGGCGTGGAAAATTTTAAAAATATAGTTAAAAATAAAACAATTGTATAATAATGACAGAAAATATTGATTGTCCGGAGTGTGGAAACGAGTATTCTTCTGAGCGGGGCATGAAAATTCACCGAACAAAATCTCATGGTGAGTGGCGCGAATATGATTGTCCAACATGTGACGAGTCTCTTGAAACATATAAAGGACTTAAAACTCACCATTATCATAAACATGGTGAGTCTATTTCTGGTGAGACTGTAGAATGTACATATTGTTCGAGCGAACTTTCTCGTAGGAGAAATGTTGTTGAAAAGCAAGATAATTTCTTCTGTGATTCTAAAAACTGTCAGTCAAAATGGAATAAGGAATTAGATAAAGAAGAACACGGTTCTTGGAATGGTGGAAAGGCTAACTTAATTTGTGATTGGTGCGACTCGACATTTAAAAGAACACCTTCTGAGGCTGAAAGATATGATAAATCTTTCTGTTCTAATGATTGTAGGTTTAGTTGGAAGCGTGAAAATCACCCGACTGGTGAAGATAACTGGTCTTGGAAAGGTGGATACTCTGGAAACTATGGTGTAAACTGGAATCAGAAGAGAAAGGAAACACTTGAAAGAGATGAATACAAGTGTTCGGTTTGTAATATGAGTAGAGAAGAACACTACGAACAGTACGGTAGAGACTTAGCAGTTCATCATAAGATACCTATTAGGACGTTCGATGAACCAGAGGATGCTAATTATCTCACCAATCTTGTTACTACTTGTAAGAGTTGTCACGGCAAACTCGACAAAATAAGCCGCCGTGAGGCTGACAGAAAGCCTTCAATTTCTGTATAGAAAAATGGCACTTGAATTACACGATACGGCGACATTTGAAGGGAGCATCGCAGACGGCAGTACTGAACAAATTGAAGTAGAAACGCGAACGGCAGACTTTGTAGAAGTACTACTCGACAATGGGACGACTGGGACCGACCCCGGTTCTTACGATATTACTGTCGAATATTATTCCACGGCAGTAGACGATTATATGAAGGTAGATGAATTGACTGCTGTGACTGACGCGTCTCCTAATGTAACAAAAGATGCGCGTGGCCAGAAGTATCGCGTGACCGTCACTGGCCAGTCTGGTGGGTCTAACTACCGAGTCTCGCTAGAAGCGTTCCGAGAGACATAGATGGTTAATTTTGGTGGAGCGCCACACGATTCCGACGACATTCAGGACTTGTGGTACGCACTACAAGAAGTTGGAATTATTGACCCTGATGGTGATAGTTCGACTATTTCCAACTCAAAGTATCAAGAGGCTCCTGCGTATGGAGACACACCATATGGCGCTCGGAAAACTGCTGAACTTAATGTTCAGTTCTCCATTGACCCATCCTTTGGTTTAAGTAAGCATAGATACGGTTGGTACTCTGACGGTGTATTTTTCGATAGAACGCACTTTGACACGAGTGGCTCGCGCATTGGTATTACCACAAGTGCTACTGATGGAACGAGCAGTGCGCGAATCCGCTCGGCATATCCGGGTCAGTATATTTCTCACACAGTTGCCGAGCCGGGTCTTGGTGCAGAGATAAACGAGTCGAACGTCGAGCGAGACGCGGATAATCTTGTCTCATTGACGCACGGAGAAATATCCTTTGAGGTTAGCTCGATTGAAACCGACACGGGTACTGGAATCAACGCTCACGGGATCTCGTATGAGAGTGACGCGACCTATCACCAAGTTCGAGTTGATGGGCAAGACGTGGCAAAGGTTCCACAAGAGGACTGGAACATTGACACGATGGACGGCTCTGGCGATTTGGATAATCCGAGTGGGTTAACACTGGAGCCAGAGGGTGGATACGTATATCAGTTTATCTATACGTGGTATGGTGAGGGTGCGATGATTCTTGCACTTCAGGACCCCGATAATGGAATCATTCCACTTAATTCGTATGTTCCAACTGGTTCAGCAAATCCACCAGTAACTTCTCCGAACTTGCCTGTACAGGTAGTCATCCAAAATCAGGGTACTGCTGATTCACTTGGTGCGACGGTTGGTGGGATGCAGTTCGCTACTCACGGGTCGGGTGATTTGGCGACAACAACTCGGTCGACGGAGGAGGCACGGCATCCACCCGCAGGATTTATCTCTGAGAACACCACACTAATTGACGAATCCGTTGACCCATACCAGACAACACTCGCGCCACTTATTGCCGCTCGTCGGAATAGTGAGCGCGAAGTTGAAAAAGGGTTGCGCTTAGAAGTTGACAATGTGCTTGTTAATGTGCAGAGCGACATTTATGCGTTTATCTTCGACGAGTTTGACCCTGCTGGCGCAAACCTTGACGGAACGTTTTCATACCCTCGGTCGAGGAATGGAACTGAGGGAGAGTCCGAGATTCTGACAAATACGACGTGTACCACGTATTCCCCGACATCGGAGTCGGTTCTCCGAGGATTCGTATTTATTCCGTCATCGAAGAACTCACCGACACTTGTTACAGGCGGAGACGCAAACTCGCGTGTCCCGCTACGCTCGACAGTAGTTGTGGCGGCAGCACTTGCGCCCGGTGAGAATAATACAACAGCATCACCAGCACTTGTTAAATTCAGAGAAGGATTCTAATGAATTACAACAGACAAGCGATGATCAATAGCGTAAGATTTAAGACCCCCTTTAAGTATGCCGGAGCATATAGTATATAAACGGACGAAGAAGTTTCAACGGTTTGAGGTTTTTCAATGAGTACGAGTATCCAGACAGTCGAATTTGAGAGACGAGAGGCCCACCTCTCCGAATTAGAGGAGGGTCCACCGTATACGGTTCACGGTGTCGCTCTCGGAGACGACGACGTAACAGTTGGACAGAGCGGGATTAAAAAGCTCTGGCCAGCCGACGAACTTGAAAAGAGCGCGGACTCGCTCGAAGGAAAGAATCTCGTCGTCGACCACAACAACGACTCATCTGGAGTTGTTGGACATGTGACGAAGGCTGGATATAAGGATGGCACTGGTGTCATCTACGAGGCTGAACTATTCGACGACGACCTAGCAGAAAAAATTAACAACGGACTGCTCGAAGTGTCAATTCGCGGACGACACTCTGATGTTGAACAAATGGAGGAGTCCGACGACGGTGCGAAGGTAGTTGAAGAAATTACGTTTGCGAATTTGTCCATTGTTCCGACTGGTGCTGCGCCGAGCAACACTATCGAGATGGGCGAAACTGAGGAACTTTCTGTCGCCGAACTCGCAGAGTTCACGTCTCAGATGTCTGAGACGGCTGAGCTTGCTGAGATAGAACCGGGCATGTGGGTAACTTCTGGCGACGTTAACGGCATTACAATTAGTACTGTCGAAGACGGCGAAATTGAAGTAGACGTGTACGAAGAGTCTGATGGCAAGTGGCGAGCGGTTGACAAGATTGAGATGATGGATGTCGACTCGCTCGACGAGTGGGATGTTGACGAAGAAGACATTGCTGCGATGGAAGACGAATCCGAGAACGACGAGGAAGAAGCTTCCGTCACTGGTGTCCCTGATAACCTCACCTTCGACGTGAAGGAAGACGCAATGTCCTTCATCGAAGACGAGGAGGGACTGACTGGCGTCCACGAGATGGACGGTAAGTGGATTCCGGGAGCCGATCACGACGAGTATACAGAGTGGCAGCGCGATCAGGTTGAGCAGATGGCCGCTGAAGGCGATAAGGTCCAATGGGACTCATCTGGTGGGATGGCTCGTGGAGTCGTCATCGACCGACAGACTGACGGGTGCTTTGAAGAGCGCATTGACGGAGATGTAAAAGTCTGCGCCGAGGAGGACGATGCCGCACTTCTCATCAATGTTGTTCAGGAAACTGACAACGGATACGAGAAGAGTGGACAGATGGTCGCGCACAAGCAGAGCACAGTTGAGGAAACTGACTTCTCACTATCGAAGCACAAGATGGATGAGGATGTTGACGACGATACTGAGTCTGAGTCCAGTTCCGCAGATTTCGAAGACGGGATGAAGGTTCAGTGGCAGGTTAATCCTGACATGTTTGGTCAGGTTGTCCACGTTGACGACAGCGACGAAATGAAGGTAATGGTCGAGGTCATGGAGATGGAAGATGGCGAGATGGTGTCTACTGGACATACGGTCTCTGCTGGATTCTCTGACCTTGTACCAATGCGTTCTCAAGAGGAAATGGCTGACAATATCAGCACCTCTGTCGAGGAAATGTCAGATATGGCCACACTTGAGCGCTTTTCTGATTATCCCGACGCTGCCTCCAAGAACGCCCAGATGGCGCTCGATGCACGCGACGACACCGACAATCCGAACGATTGCGGAACAGATGTTGGTTGGAAGCGCGCGAATCAACTTGCCAATGGAAAAGGTCTCACGCGAGAACAAATTGGAAAGATGTCCGCTTTTAATCGACATCGCCAGAACAGTGAGATGGACGACGAAGAAGGAAAGTCTGACTGTGGCTGGATGATGTGGAAGGCATGGGGTGGAGACGAGGGTGTCGACTGGGCACAAGAAAAGCTCGACTCCATCGAAGAGGAAGCGTCTCATCCTGAAGGATCTGAAAAGCCAATCGATTCAAAGGCTGACCAGAAGGAGAATCGGGAGCAATCTCCCGAGCGGTTCCCTGATGAAGTTGAAGAACTTCAGGATTATGATGTCCACAGTGTGGACTTCTCTGGAACGACAGAAGGTGAATGGTCGTCGCCCGACATGGAAGATTTTGACACAGATGATCTTTCTGAGATTGACGACCACTTCATCATCTCGTCGACAGGATTCCCGCCCGAGAACTTTACTGACTTAAAACTTCCGATTGTTGAGCCGAACGGTGACCTCAACGTGAACGCACTCGCTGCTGTCAAAGGTGGCCGTGGTGTGTCCGCAGTTGATGGCCTTTCTGCCGACATGGAAGATGATATTGTTGAAATGGTCAACAATATGGCCAATGAAGAATTCGACCGTGATTGGGGCATGGAAGAAGCAGCATACGGTAAGCGAAAGAGAACTGTTGACGACACAGGCGACGAGCCTGCTGTCAAAGACGACGGCCCTGTTGAGATTGCGCTTGACTTGATCAACAAGTACCTCACTATTGAGGGCAACCATGAACGCGACACGGTCGACAATATGCTTTCGTGGTTAATGGGAAGCGTTGACATTCCCATGGAAACACTCGGTGACTTCCGGGTCGCGGCAACGCGATTCCTTGACGAGACACCGGGCACTGACTCTTTCGACGGCCTTACTGTCGAGCAATTCCGTGACTGGCTATTGATGCACGGACATGGCAGTAAGGGTCGACGAGAGCAGAGTCAACGTGGTGAGTTGCCACGCGGTGAACCAACTACGGTGAATGTCCTTACCGGCGATGACCTTCGGCAACTGGCAGATAAGTCCGAGGAGAGCGAGACGGACACGATGACAACTAAGGTATTTAACATGAACGACGAAATTGAGCAGAAGCTCGCAGAACTAAGTGAGCCTGTTGCAGTAGAACAGACTGACCTTGAGGAGCTTCAGGAGAAGGCTGACCGGTTCGAAGAGATGTCTTCGACGCTGGAGTCCCTGAAGGAGCGAACGGACATTCTTGACGAGGTCGACCGGTCGGCGGTCGAGGAACTGGCTGATGCGGATGAGCCGGTTGTTGTCGAGTCCGCTCGCATGGAATCACTCGAAGGGGAGGCCGAGCAGGTAAAGAAGGTTTACGCTGCGGCACTCTCGGACGAGTTTGGAGCGTTCGATGCTGAGAGCCTCGCAGAGAAGTTCTCTATCGACGAACTCCGAGAAGAGTATGAGGAACTGATTGGCGACCCTGCTGAGGAGCTTGCGTCGTCCGAGTCGGCAGAGCCGAAGTCTGGCGACGTTGATGAAGAGGAACTAGAAGAGCGAGCAGAGGCTGACACAGATGAAGAGGAACTGTCCTCGGAGACTGACGAGGCTGAAGCAAAGCGAGACGAGCTTCGCAGCAAGATTCTTGGGTAAATAACAATGGTATATGAAGACCTAGACGCGGGAGACGAGACTCGACGTAACGGTGACTACGTTGGTCTCCCCCACGGTCAGGGAGATGGTACAGACCTAGCAGATGTTAACATTCCGCAAGGCGTCCCTGTGACGTATGGCGGAGACCCGGCAGTTCTATCAGAGGCGACTGCTGTTAGCGACGACATTGCAGGTATCCTTGCCAACTACGACGTTTCTGGTGATACTGGAAAGGAGACAGTTGGCGCTGAGGCTACTGTCAAGATGCGCGGTGAGGTCATTGCTGACCTGACTGATTTCAGCCCATCTGTAGGCTCGTACCTTGACGACAACGCTGACATTTTCGTTGTTGAGCAAGTAGATGGCGACCTATACCGCGTTCAGGTGCGGTAATATTAAGAGGTATATATAAATGGCACTAACAACACGCGACGTAATCACGCAGGACTTCGTTCGTGACACGGTTGAGGAAGTAGTTGAAGAGAATCTCGTTTGGCGGCGCGCCTTCCGAGAGATTGACGCATCGGGTATCGAGTCCAACTCGTACACGTTCCATATCGATAACGACGAGATGTCTCGTCCGACAATCGTTGGTGAGGGTGAGGAGAGCCCCCGTCACCAGAGCACAGTCGCGGAGAAGACTGTCAAGTTCGAGAAGTACATGGGCGAGGTTAGCCTCACCATGGAAGCGATGGAGGACGGACTCCTTGAGATGAAGGCTCGGGAGATTGAAGACCTTGCTCGTTCGATGGCGGAGAAGTTGAACGAGGAAGCGTACAATCAGTTGTCCGCAAACCTTCAGACTTCCAGCTCGTCTGGAAGTATTGGAGACGCCAACGGAACAATGTCCTTCTCGGACATCACAGAGGGTATCAAGGCACTCGCGGAAGACGACTACGATCCTGACCTTCTGTTCGTCGACGTTGACGCATACGTTGACCTCCTGACTGACTCCAACTTCAATCGGGCAACTGAGTCCGGTGACGAAGTGGTTCGGACAGGTGAGGTCGGTACGGTTGCCGGCATGACGGTCATCCTCGACTCGACGCAGGATGTGACTGATGATGGCCACGGCGCTATCGCAGTTGACTCGACTCGGTACGGATACGAGCTTACTCGGACGCCGATGTCGACTCGGGAGTACGAAGAGCCTGAGCGGCAGGCAGACGTGGTTCAGGCCTTCACACGAAAGGCGTGGACGACAATCTTCGAAGACGCAGCGGCAGAAATCGACGGATAAGCGGTTTTTCGTACTGTCCAACGCTCTTAAATTAATCGAATATAATGGCAGATTACTCACCAAAGTACACAACGCTCGCAGAAGTCCCTGTTCGTCAGGTTCCTGACGACTACGATGATGGCGAGAAAGCCGACGCTCTCGAATTCGCAGAGTCGTCGCTCGAATTAGACGTGTACAATGGTGATGAAATCCCTGTCGATAAGCGAAGTGACCACATCGTCGCAGCAGTGAAGCAAAAGGCGACGTGCGAACTAGTGAAAGGAGCAGAAGACCCAACATCGACCAAACTCGGTGACCTTGAAGATGGCGGGACGAATAAGCAAGATTATGCGATGACATTTTGTGATCGCTATGATGAAATCGTTGACACGATTAATTCGTCTGGCATACTCGGTGAAGAAAGTGGGAAGTCCACTGAGCCCTTCATCTATACTACCAGTAACCCTGACCACGAATGACGGATTTCAACATCGAGCATAACTTCGGTCGATTGAGCGAGAGTCTTGAGATAGACATGGAAAAAGTGGAGCGCAATACACTTAAACGTTCCGCTGATGCTCTCGCGGAAATGGTCCGACAGGCTGTCGTTGATGAGGACTCGATCAGTTCTCCGGCAAATCTTCTTAGTGAATACGAAGGTGGACCCGGTCCATCAATGTCGCGTCGAAAGGCGTGGGTCGTTCAGCGGATTCGAAACAAGTGGGTCGTTCGTCCACATCCACAAGTTGAGCAACGGGCAACTGTTCTCAACTATGGATATCCGGGTCGTATTACACCGAACAATGCTGATGCGCTTCGGTTCACGATTAACGGGGTCCCGGTCTATCGGGACTCTGTTGAAGGACCAGAACGCACCAGATACTGGCAAGCGGCGGTTCGTCGGTTCCGACAAAGTGGCGAACTTGAAAGAATTGCACAAGCAGAACTCAGAGAAGAAGCACTCGAATAATGGTCTCACCACGTGACGCTATGGAAGCAGTTGCCCGAGCAGTTGCGAATTCAGGCAAACTTCCAGCGGACCTAAGCGTGCTTTTACATGAGGCCGATCAAGCGAACGATGATGCTGACGTGGACCTACCACTTCTCGAAATTCAACCAATTACGGTTGAAAATATTGATATAGAGAATACCGATCTTGTTGGCTTTACTGTTGACAATGATGGCAACCAGACTGGTCGAATATATTTCTCTGAGTACGAGATGGGAATACAACTCGACCTTTGGACAACGAAGGACGATGGATATGACCCCGACAATCTCGGGCGATTACTTCGGGAAGCTCTCTATCAGTATTCATCGTACGGGCCTGCTGATGACTTTACTGATGAAAGTGGTGATCCGATTAAGGCAATCACATACTTCACATTAGGCGATGGCGAGCGCGACGACGGGTTGTTCGACACGCCCACAGTTCGGCGCTGGTCGCAAGATGTGGAACTCTGGGCATCAGAAGAATTCCGCACAGAAGATGATCACATTGTCAGTGTGGATTACCCCGAGGATGGAGAACTCAATGACAGTAATGAAGACGGCACTGTCGAAAATACATGACGTATTCGGTTAGTGGAGATACGTTGGGCAGTACGATTCGACCACTTATGACAAAAGGTAATAATACATGGTAACAACATATGGAACATTCCCCGGTGTAAAAGTCGAGGTTGCCGGTGGCGGTATTACAGCCGTTGCTATTGGCGAAGAGGAGAAACTTGTAATCTTCGGAGAGGCAAGTTATGCTCGTGACGATCCAGACTTCACGTCTATCGACGATGGTAGCGAAGACGCTCTGGAGAGCGGGCTGACTGGTTCTCTCGAAGAGCCGACACAAATTAACGCACGACGCGAGGCTGATACGAACTTCGGTTCGGGTAGTGAACTTGCTGACGCGATGCGTGAAGCATTGGCAAACGGTGCTAATGTTAATTTCCTCTACGGTGTCGCCCCGCGTCGATTTAACGTTGTCGGTGAGGTTCAGTCGACGCAAACAGGTAGCCTCGCAAATGATACAGTCTGGGAAGAAGACGTAGCAGATGAATCGAATATTAACGCAATCGAGGTAGAAGATACGACTGGACCAGTTGCGATGGACGTTCGGTACACGTATGAGAGTGCACCAGCCACGCCCACAGATGCTGACACAGTTGTCATTAATCCGCTAACTGGGGAGTACGCAGCAGATGCTGCTCCTGATGGAGATTACGAGTTCAACTACAAGTACATCGACTGGTCTAGTGCGTTCGACGCACAGGCTGTCGCTGGTGTCGTCAACGAAGACGAGACTGGTATCTTTGATGTACTGAGTGACTCAGACAATGTATCCTCGTCACTTGATGGAACTATTACCACACTTCGTGGGAACTTCCAACTCGTGAACGGAGTATCTGGTGCCGAGCCTAATGATAACGAAACCACGATTGACGATGCTGGCGACTATGTTCGTAGTGATGCCCAATACGATACTGGCGACTACGGCAATGCGAACCAGTCTGTCGTCTCTGATTCGTTCTTTAAGGTAGCCCCGGCTCGCCTTGATAACACGACAAAGACAATCCTCGGTGGAGTTGGTGGGCTGTTTGCGGGCAATCCGCTTAATGATCCAATCTACAATGACGCGTTGAGTGGATATCAGGATCTTGAGCAGTCGTTCACAAAGGCTGACGCTGACAACATGCGTGACGAACGAGTCATTCCTGTCCGACAGGCTGGCTCTATTCGCGTAAAGGACAATCTCTCTACCAGCACGGAAGATGACTGGGAGCGAGACTTCTGGCGTCGTCGGATTGCTGACCGTGTTATCCTCATTGGAAAGACAATCGGTGATACCATCATCGGGCGGATTAATGACAGTGAGACACGCGACGCAGCAGGACGGCTCATCCGGGCGGAGATTCGGGAACTCGTTGACGACCGGCTTCTCCAACCGAACACATCCGACGAGCAGCGTTGGTACGTTGATGTGTACCCGTCTTCGACAGACTCTGACGAGGTAAAGATCGACATTGGCTTCACTCCGTTCGGTATCGTGAAGCGTGTTGACGAGACGATCACAATCAACACATAAGAGGTAATTTACTATGCCATTCGAATACAATGACCAGAAGAAGGAAACAGGAGTAGACGTTCGACTTGAAATCCCCGGCATTGCTGGAGAGATTCCTGTCACGAACGTGTCGTACTCTGAGGAGGCTGAAACCAGCGAGGTTCAGTTCAATAACTCCTACTCGCAGAACATCGCCGTTACCGGAGTCTCGTACTCTGGTTCGTTCGAGGTTGCGGGTCGGAACAACGAGTTACAGGAAGCCGTCTGGGACGACTCCACGGCAAGCGAGTCGCTCAATACGAACCTTCCTGCTCACCTCAGTAGTCTGACAATTATCGATGGCTCAGGCAAGGCCTACGTTTTCACAAACGTGCTTGTCACGAGTCACTCGAAGGACGCTCCTGCTGACGACCGTAGCACGGAGTCGTACGACTTCAGTGCTGAGAAGTTAGTCACAGAAACGTAATTTAAACGACGGGTCTTAGCCGTACCCGAAACAACGTAAAACCCTTTGACACACCACTATTTTATTAGGGGAGTATCGTTGAGTAACGCGCCGCATTAGAAATACACCACTTACATAATACAATGCAAGATAATACAGCGAACGAGTTTTACGAGCGATTAGTTGAAGGTACAGATTACACTCGAACGATTGTTCTTGAGGAGTCTTCTGGACGGACTCTTGAGAACGTGGAAATGCACCCAGTAGACAAGCGCGTCTTGGCTGACGTATTTCAGAGCCTCCCGGAAGAGATGTTCGGTGCGGTCGAAGAAGCAGACGACCCTGACGAGGCCGAGGAAATGCTTGAAGATCAAGGCATGTCCATTTCGTCCATGAGCGCTGATACGGTTGACGCATTCGAGAAGCTATGCCGTGAGTCACTTCGCCACCCTGAGCTAACGAACACGCAGATGACACAGATTGTCGGCGCGCTCGACTTCGGTAAGCTCTTCGAACTTGGTGGAGAAATCATCGACATGAGCTTCTCCGAGGGTGGCGCTATTAAGGATTTTCGGGATCAGACGTAGGACAAG